GTAGGACTAGTTAGTTTTGATTTACTGACTTCAGTATATTCTTTTTTACTAGATACTTGAGTTACGGAATCGTATTGAGGATTTGTTGTATTGTAAGTAGATATTATTTCACCTATTCTATATAATGGTCTTGAACCACCATATATCCAACCTGTATTAGCTACATTATAGGTAAAACTAGTTTCTTCTTCAAAAGGATACAGTTTATAAGCGTTGTCTTTAAACATGTTAAAAAACTCTGTATCGTTCTGTGTATTGTTTTGATTTACTCGATTTAATTGATTACCGTCAGGAAAATAAGATTCAAATATTTCTTGTTGTACCTGTACTGCTAAACTATTAAATTCAGCTGGTGGAATATAACCTCTTTGTTCTTTGTTTAAAATGTACAAGACTGTTGTGTATACTGTATTTATATTTACCGCCATTATATTTTTTTATTATAACACAGAGGTGACTTTCGTCACCCCTATATTATTATCACTTGTTAATTAAGTTTTTTATCTATAGATTTATAGATTTCTACACCTTCATCTGTTTTTAAGAAAGCAGCAAAGGCTGAATATGGATTTTCATCAAATGGAACATTCATAAGTTTTCTATTATTAGATCCCCACGTAAATGTTCTTTGGTCTTGAGATAATAGAATAATACCTTCTTCACTAGCTCTAATAGCTATATTTCTAAGCATTACATTTTCATCTTTTGCTAAGTCCATGAATAATTTTGGATCTTGTTTAGCAAATAATAATATATCTCTTTTTAATTCTTTAGAACTCATAGCGTTAACTTCAGAACCTTTTTCAACTCTTAAAATAGCTTCTGCTTGGTCAATATCTATGCTTCTTGCAGCGTTTAATGCTTCTATCTCCATTTCTAAATCAACTAATTCATCTTGCGCTACAGCAACCGGTTTAAATTCATAATATATCTTGTTTTTCAACGGATGATATAAACTTAATAGTTTTTGTAATGCAATGTTTTTAGCAGGTACTCTTAACTCACCATCTTGAAATCTAATATGACCAAGAGTTACTTCACCTTTTTGTTCATCTACAAATGGACTACTCATATTTGTAGCATATCTTAATTCTCTTTGACTTTGAGTTTCAGAATCAAAATATAGTAATGAGTGTTTTCTAGTATGTTTACCTGGTATAGTAAGTGTTAACGGTGATTTGTTACCTACTAAAAAGTAAATTCTATCTTTAACTTCCCAACCTTGTTTTTTAATTGGTTGTTCTTTTACTTGTGGTTTTTCTACCACTGCTACTGTTTCTTCAACAACAGCTTTTTCTTTTTTTGCCATAATATAATATAATTAAATAGTTTAAAAAAATAATTACCCCCGCCCGAAGACAGGGATAGTTATTATATTTGAATCATTAGATTCCTTTGAATAATACAAAGTTGTTAGCAGCTTGAGTTACTAAACATCTTTCTGATAGGAAGTTAATTTCCATAGCATCAAGAGTTGATGTAAACGCACCACCAGCAGAACCAGTTACCCAAGACTTCATTCTTCTGTCGTCAGCTTGAGAAGCTCTATAACGAACGTGTAAGAAAGGTCTTCTGATATTAGTTCCTAAGATTTGATCGTAAACAGTAGATGTTCCAGCAGGTACTAATACACCTTCGATTGAATTGATACCGTTAATCGCACCTCTTGTAGAAGCATCGTTTAAGTATTTCCAATCAGTTTTGTAAAAGTCATAAGAACCTCTTCTGAATCCAGAGAAACCTAAGTTAAGTGCCATTTCTTCTGAGTTTTCAAATAAACCAAAAGCAACACCACCATTAAATCCTGCAGATATACCAGCTAGCATATCATCAAAATCTAAAGCTGTTTGTCTTTGTAAGAAAAGCATGTTTTCTTCAATAGCACCTTGAGTATCTAGGTTTTTAAGGATAGCATCAAAATCAGTGATACCAGCAGCAGCAGTAAATCCTACTTCTACGTTACCTCTTCCTGCGATAGCAGCAAATAAACCTTCAGTACCTGGTAATTTCAAGTTTCCGTAATCCCCAGCAGCGTGAGCATTCTTTTCACCTTCAACACATACCATTTCTAGGTAGTCTTCGAATCTTAATCTAGTTTCAGATTCAGCTTTTAAATACCATAAGTATCCAGAAGCACCATCTTCAGTAGCAACTTCAACCCATCCGATTTGAGCCATATCAGAACCATTAACGATGTATTGGTCTCTAATAATAACTGGAGAGTTGTTGTATTGAGTAAATGCAGGCTCAACACTAATTCTTACAGAATCAGCACCAGTACCAGCAGTACTTCTACCTTTGCTATATGCAGAACCGTAAACAAATACTTTTAATCCAGTAGCTGTAAAACCTTGAGCGATCAAAGTAGTTACAGGATCAAAACATTGTACTACAACATTACCACCAGCACCTGGTGTAGTTGCTAATACGATACATTTAGCTTCTTTTCCTGTAGCAGGATCTAAAACTACGATTGTATCGTTTACGCTCATTACGTTGTTTGCACCACCCGCAACTGTAAGAGTTGTAGGGTTTGTACCTACAGCACCTGCAGCAGCAGCACCTACGCCGTCATATGCAATATGTAATCTATTTTGTTCTGACCAGATTACTTGATCACTTGTCATTGGCATTTCAGCGCCAACCATTCTTAAAAATCCAGATAATGTTCTATTACCATAACGCTCTACTTCTTGTTCGTAAACCTCTGGTAAATATTGAGCAGCGAAATCTGAAAAGTTGTCTGGAACTGCACCACCACCACCATTGTTAGTAAACTGTAAATAATTACTGTTTAGCAACTCTTGTTTTTGCGATGGTATAATTGATCCAAACTGTGGAGTTAATGTACCCATAATTGTTTAATTTTAATTGTTAAATTTTCGTGTTTTAATTTTAAGTCGCGTAGAGTCTGCACCACTAATTGATTTTACTTTCAAGCCACCAACGAAAACTTCACCTGTATTACCTTCTCTTGCTTTCACATTAGAAAGATTTTTAGATTTGTTTACTACATCCTTTACGGCATCGGCTTTACCTTGTTCATAAAAATGATTAGCGATCTTATCTACATTTTCAGCGGCATACATTGCTTTATGATAACCAGCTGGGTCTACCACATTACCATCGCCATCAAGGAACTTCCCTATGAGATTGTTAATATTTGACTGGTTCTCTGCAACTTTATCACGATTTTGTATATTATACTTATACCTCTTTTCTCCAACTTGAAAATCAAAACCTTTGAAATCTTCGCTAAATAATTTTTTAGTTTTAAGTTTAAAATCTTCGTGTAATTGCTCAGCTTGTTCTTGCTGCTTGTTGTAACGGTTGAAAAAGTCAACTGCTTTTTGTTGTTCTTGATTAACACCCGGTCTCATCTTGATCTCGTCGTAATACTTTTGTTTCAAGTCCTCTAAATAGTCTTTGGCTTTCGCAACTTCTTCTTTAAACGCAATTTTCTTTTTGCGTATATCTCTTTCCTCATCAACTTCTGAATCCCATGCAAAATCTTCTAAAATAAGATTTACATCTTCAGAATCTAAATGAGGTTTATTTTTTCTGTAATATTCTTTCAACAATGCTTTCTCATCTACATTAGAGTAGTCAGCGTTTAACCTAACATAATCTTCTACAGTACCTCCAGTTTCTTCCATAAATGAAACTAGTTTTTCTACATTTTCAGGTAATTGCTTACCAAGTACTTTTTCATCTCTAATAGCTTCTTTAACTTCTGCTTCAACTTCTTTAACTTCTGCTTCAGTTACTTCTTGGATCGGAGAAAACCCTTCAGTAGTCTCGTTGGACTCTTGTACAGGTTCTCCCACCTCTGCGCTATCTCCGGATGGTTCGCCCACAGGTACCTCCTTTGTTTCTCCGATTTGAATGGCATCGTCTTCTTGTTTTACTTCTTCTTTTTTAATTTCAACCTTTGTTATATTAGGCTCTACATCTACTAACGGTTCTTTTAAATTAACCTTTGTTATTTCTTGTTCTTTGTTACCTAATTGTTTTGGTTTTTTTGGTTTTGACTTTATTTTAAAGTCACCTTCCTGTTTAACAGGTTCATTTGTTTTTACTTCTGACATAATATAATATAATTAAATAATTAATAAAATTAGATAGAAGGCAGTAAGCCTGTCATATCTTTTTCTTTAAAATTTATAGGAAGACCATCTGTTTTTCTTTGTTGAATCATTTCACTTTGTTGTGTTCCTTCTATTTTTATTCTATCGTCTTTACGATTTTCTCTTTGTTGTTCTCTTTTATTGATACCTTGCTCTTCTAGTTTTTTAAGCTCCATATCATTTTGATGTTGTTGCATCATTTTTTGTTGATCTAGCTGAGCTTGCAATTGCATACGATCTTTTTCAAATTCACTCTTAGCTTTTTCATATTCTACATTAGCACCAGATATAGCCTGTTGTTTTTGTACTTCTGCCATAGCTGTTTTCTCTGCAGTTTCTGCTTGCGCTGCTGCTTGAGCTTGTATATTAGCTTGTTGGTTAGCTTGATCTTGTTTAGCTTTTTGCTTACGTTTTACTTTTAACATTTGATTAGCTAACTTAAGATTTTTAATTTGTCTTAAATCAATAGCATCTTCAACATCAATATTTTTAGCTTGTAAAGCTATTTGTATATTTGCTTCTAATTGTTGTTTTTCTTCTTCATCTGGTTCTAATTCTAAGAATATACCAAAATCATGTAAGTTTAAATTAACAATTTCTTGTAATGTTTTAATATTAAAAGTTGATATAGAGTTTTGTAAAGCAGCTTTTGTAAGCGGAAACTCTAATGCATCAGCTACTTTTAAGCTAATATTTTCTGCTAGTTTAAGAGTTAAAAATAAACTAGATTGTACAATATGTCTTGTAGCCACATTAGATGCGTTAGCGGCTAACTTCTGTAATCCTACAAGCGTATTACGATCAGGTAAACTACCATCTCTAGCTTCATTTAACCCTGTCACATCACGTATCATTTGTAAATAGTACTGATATGTACTTATTAATGCTTGTATCTTAGCTTGACCACTACCTGATTGTAATTCTTGTATTGGTACTTTACCAGGATTCATATCACCTTCTTGTGTAAGAGATCTACCAACAATACTACCAGTTTGGAAATACATATTTAATGCTTCTGCTGGATTATAATTTGTACCGTTACCAAGATCAACCTCAGCAAGTCCGTCCATATCTAAATATACACCATCTGGAACTACACGTGATATTACTTGTTGTAGTTTTAAATGAGTTAATTGAATCATATCAGCAAATCCAATACACTTGCTAACAATAGATTCTATTCTACCTTTGTAAATTCTAGGTGCGCAAATAGCATAATTCATTTTTACTTTAGTGGTATCAGCTAACGGTCTAGACATGTTTTCAGCTAGCTCCCATTTTAACATTGTATTAGTTCCTAATACTTTAGCACCACTATATAAAACCTCTATAGATCTTGACACTCTTTCAAAGTTATCGTTTTCTGGTGGATTAAATGTGTCTGGCTTTTCAATAGCTTTCATTAATCCTTGATCTGTTTGCTTTATTTTAAATACTTGGTTGTGATATGTTTTATAATCAAAATATAAAACCTGTACTGTATTAGCATCATAATCACCCCAACCTGTAATATAAGATCTATTACCAGGCATTGCCTGTATTCTTTTTAATTCTTCTTCAGTTATACCTGGAAACTCTTTTTTAAGTTCTGGTATTGTAATGGCTTTTAATTCACCAACGTAATATATATCTTCAAAGTTTGGATCCTCTGTATAAGAATAAACCATATAAGCTGGATCTACGTAATCTACAGTAATACCTTCAGCTGTATTAAAATTAGTTTTAGCAGCTGCAATACCGCAAACTGTTAAATCCATATTTAATCTACGCTTAACTAAATCATATTTATTTTGAGCAAGTACAGATGATATAGCTTCTTCTTCTGCTATTTCTACACTTTGCTTGTATGATAGTTGCATGTGTAACTCTAGTTCTTCTGGTGTTTCTGGTACAACTGTTGTGCTAGGTGTTTGATATAAATCAATACCTAAAGTTTGTTTTAAGTTATCTAAATATTCTTGAGATAACATGTCTTCATAAATTTTTGAAGCATACTCAGTTCTTTTCTTTATAGAACTAGGATCTTGAGCATAAGCTTTTATATCATAAGTTTTAGAAGATATACCATTTACAACTATGTCAACAAATTTAGATAATATAGGTACAGGTTTCCAGTCTAAGTTTAAATAAGATAAATCACCATTTATAGCTAATTCATCTTTATACTTTTGTATTGACTGCTCACCTCTAGCATATAATCTTAACTGATGAAAATTATTCCAGTTAGTTAAGTATCTATTACCACTAGTCCTACCTTGTGAAAACCACTCTTGTTCAATAGCTTGAGCAACTTGCGTTCCATACTCTAAACTAGCTTTCTCTGCATCGCTCACTACCTGGCTTGGAAAAGGACTATTAGTATTACTATATATATTCATTTAACTTATAATTTTTGATGTCGTTCCTTTGTTGTTGTATCTTTTTATACCTAAATCAACAGGTTTTATTGTTCGTTTAACGTTTGGCGCATATCTATGTTTATTGCAAGCCATTAAAGCTAAACCTGAACTAATAGAAGCATCATGTGTTGTTCTGTTGTTTATATTAAATTTTGCCCAGTCTTCTAGTGTTCTTTGAAAATACATATCACCATATCCAGTTTCTTTTAAACCAACATAATGTTCTATATATGTTTCAATAGCAGCTGCGTGAGCTTGTTTTATATCTTCACTAGAATTAGGTATACCACCTATCTCTCTTTCTGTTACAGATAATTTATTTCTTTTTTTATCAGGTCTATTCATTGCGTAACCTCTATAACCTCTACGTTTAAAATAATAAAGTAATCTAGGTTTGTTGTTCTCTGCAAGTATTGGCATACCATAAAATACGCAAGCCATAAGTACATCTTCAAAAAATATCTCTGCTGTCTGTGGTCTAGCTATATATTCTAAAAAGAAATGATTAGGTGGAGCATTCTCCATACTAAACTTTGTTAAACCATGTAAAGATCCATTTGATCCTCTTTTATCCACAGTTCCTGATATATCGTAAGGGTCACAACCAAAAGCACCCATATGTTCATTACCTGGGTAATTTACTCCATTTTTAATATATCTTCTATTTTGAACTTGAATATCAGGTATCCAAGAAATTAAAAATCTACCTTGTCTATTTGGAATAAATATTACTTTAGTATCTTGCTCTCCGTTTTCCCACTGAAAACTACCTTTTGTAACCCCTATACTATTTTTTAAATCTTCATTAAAATCTATTTGTTCATAAATTTTACCTAGATTAAATAAAGATTGTTTTGATTCATCTCTAAAAGCATGTTTAGTTGTACGAGGAAACTGTCTATAAAATTCATTTAAACCATCTTGGTCATCTTTTAAACCTTCAACTTCATTATTCCAATACTCTATTACACCTAGTTTTATTTTTCCTCCATCAGGTCCTGTAACGGATTTTTTTGGCGTATCGAATACAGGTAAGCCATAAGAATCAATGTATCCTTCGTAGTTCCATTCCATAGGTATGAACAAACTATATAGTCCTGAGCGAGTCTGTCCATTGCTGTTTCTCTTAGTGACGTCTGAGTCATCATATAATTTTTTAAAGTTTCTACCTCCTTTATCTAACGCGTTTGATGTTGATCCCATCATACACTTACCAATAACTCTACTACCTAACCTGAGGGTGGTTTTCGTAACACGCCAGTTGTTGAGGATGTTGTTCGGCTTCTCCCACTTGCCCGATTCATCATGTACGAGGAGTTTGAGTTTCTCCCCATCGTAGGAGTTGTCACCGGTATTCTTCCAGTCGATGGTCGTGTCAAGTCCCTGTAATTCGTCCGCGGCGGTTTCGTCGGCGGCGGAGGCGGTGAGCTTACGACGGGTGAACTTACTTGCGGGGACACGGTAGGCAAGTTCGGTCTTTGGACGGTCCATTCCGTCCTGGGTCGGTTTGAAAAAGAAGGGATAGTTAACTGATATGGGTACCACCTTATCGGTAAACATCTTCTTGGCATCAGGCCCAGACTTTGATAAAATACCATATCGTGAGTCGCTGGATATAGTTGCCAAGTTAACCACCTCTCCCGATGCCATGAATGAAAACCCAGAACGCCTGTTCTTAAGGTAACACATTCCATAGGATCGTATATCTGCTTTACAAGCTTCCCAGAAAATGAAGAATAATCTATTTGACTCCCGAAAGTCTGGTGCCCCGACATCAATTTTAGACCACTGCAAGTACATGTAGTGAGTACCAGTAAGATAAGTAGCAAAGTTCTTGTTATAAAACCAAAAACCTTCCTCCCTACGGGTAAACTCATTATCGATGTAGTCATACCATTTTTCTTTAAAGTCTTGTGGATATTGCTTCCAATCAAAAACTGTTTTTATTTTACTAAGTGACTTAGGATATTCAGTTTTATTCCATTTGTTGTTTTCAAACTTATGAATATTCTTAGCTTTTGGTAAAGCTATTTTAAGATTTTGTATTTCATAAACATCACCTATAGTACCATCTTTGCTAATGACAACCATATCGTGTTGTTCATTGTAACCATACTCCCATTTTTTTAATCTATTATATTTCTTAATAGTTTTAGGAGTTATATAATCATCTAATATTTTATATAAATTCTGCTCGTACATTACCTAGATCTTCCTTCAGCAAAACCTTTAAAATTAGTTTGCTTTTTATTTTCTTTAGGTTTATCTTCTAACATATTCTTTTCTTCTTCAATACGATTAAGTATTTCAAACGCATCGAATATAGCTAGCTTTTTTGTAGCAGCAGCGTTTTTTAATCTATCCGCGGATATATCATCATCAGAATCTACAATAGGTTCTTTAGCAACCTTAATTAATTCCTTGACCGCTACTTGCCCAGCTTGGATTATATTTTTCTTCGTCTCCTTGGTGTTCATATTTAATTACAATATCATTAGATTTCATACAGTATAATCGCTCTTTATCTACTAAAAACTCCCATTCACCATTAGGTGTATACCCAACTACATCTCCCTGGTGTATTTCTAGCGCTTCTAACGAGCTATTACCATATTTTAATATACCTTTAAGCTTTTGTTCTTTATCAACTGTTAGAGAACTTTTGTCTTTTATAGGTTGAATAAAACAACGATCACCAAAACTATGCCAACCATCGTTATTATTATATAAATAGATTTGATCTAAACTAACAAAATATAAACCTTTCTTAAAAAAAGATCTACTTTGTTTCTTTTCACCTCTCATATCATAAAACGTTCTAAAAACATTTTGATGTATAACTAAGGTGTCACCTTTTTTTATATTAGTTTTAAAAGCAACTGGTGTTTCAATTACTTCTGCTAATCTATTTACAAACTTCCAAGATTCAATCTTAGTATTAACTACAAGTTTTTTACCATCAACTTGTATTTCATTATTGTATCTATCACCAATTGGTTTTACAATAAAGTCATATAAACTTCTCATTAATACTCTAAATCGTACTCAACAGATATTGACATGTTAGAATTAAATTTCTTCCATGGTAATACCTCATCGTTTTTTCTTATATAAATATTATAAGAACTGTCAGAAGTTTCAAACAGTATATGCGATATTTCATGACCGCCATACACTTGCTGACCAACAGCGTAATGCATGGCGTCATTTTTATAGTCAGATCCAATACTGATCTTTCTTATATTACTATGCATCCTCCTGCTCGTCCTTAATAGGCTCGTATGTTCCGTCAGACAAATTAATGCTAACTTTACCATACTCTTCTTCGAGTTCTTTCTTAGTTTTTTCTATTTCACCTTCCAAGTTTTTTACTTCTTGAGCTAAATTAAGTTTTTGGATTTCTAATACACCCATTTGACTTAATACGGTTGTTAATTTTTGTTGTTGTTCAGTTACTACTTTTAACTGTTCTTCTTTAATTTTTGCCATTTGAAATTTAATTTAATTTGTTAATATGTTTCTTTATTAAATAGTTACACTTATTATTGTGTTTTTACTACACTGCAGATACTGATAATGTACCTCCATTTGCTACTGTTACTCTATATCTTGTTCCGTCTGGTGATTTTAATATTAAACCTTTAGATGAAGAAGTTGTTTCAATATCACTTGGGAAAGTTGTTCCTGTACTAGTAAATGTTCCAATAGCTGAATCTCCACTACTTAACATTTTTAATTGCCCGCTTCCTTCATGTTGTAATCTAGCAACACCACTTATATTACCAAGTGCAATATTTCCATCCGCTTTAACATTACCTGTTACTTCTAAATTACCTGTAACCTTTGCACCTGTACCTAGTGTTCTAAATTTTTCTATATTATTATTATATAAAATAACTGTATCATTAGCAAAGGCAGATAATAAAGTTTCATCATCCGCATTATTTCTTAACAAAATAGCATTTGATAATAATTTTAATTGACCACTACTTGATTTTATAATATTATTTGTAGAATCGTGATATATTTCTAATTCATTAGAATTTCCTAATCTTACGCGATTATTATCACCTAAGTCTACGTTGCCTGCAAAAGTTATATCGCCATTTGTAGTACTTCTATCTATACTAAAAACATTAGCGGCAACACCACCATAAACTTTATCAAAATATAAATCAGCACCAGAATCTAATCTAAAACTAAAATAATCAGTTGTCCCTGCACCTAAAACTAAAGTACCATCAGCCATAGCAGTTGAACCACCTAAATCACTTTTTCTTATAGTTGCACTACCTGCAAAAGTTGCATTTTGTGAAGCGTCTAACTCCAGTGCTTCTGTACCAACTGTGAAAAATTTCATTGTAGAACCTAGCGACTCAGCTCTTAATTCTACATTGTCTCTATCAGAAGAATTTAATAACAACTTACCTCTTACTGTTGAGCCGCCATCTGTTAAGTGTATTTCATCTTCAACTGTTAAATTACCGTTAACGTCTACATTACCTGCAAAAGTTGCATTTTGTGATGTATCTAAAGTTAGAGCGTTATTAGCACCATTAGTATCAAATTTTAAACTTTTACCACTTTCAGCTCTTATTACTGGATCTGAATTAGGGTCAAAAGTTAATGTACCTATTTGACTTGCGTTACCCCACTTTAAGGAAGCAGCACCGCTTCCTAAAAACGTAGAAGTACCGTTTACTTGTAATTTACTACCAGGCGAACTAGTTCCAATACCTACATTTCCTGAAGAATCTATACGCATTCTTTCGCTTTGTGAACCAACTGTTGTTGTTGAGGAATGAAATGTAATACCATTATAACCGTCTATTCTAGTTGTAGAACTTGGAAAACTTACACCAGCAGAATTTGCCGCAGAA